TTTAGTGACACTGAGAGAAGTAACTGGGATTTAAATCAGCTTCTTAGGCTTGAATTTGAAGCATCGAGCGTAGATCACGAAGTCGAAATATATCAAGCTGGTATCAAGGTAGAATTAACCACTCGCGATCAAGTATTTCATAAACAGATACCAGATATGGTTGATCAAATTGAAATTAGCAGAGGTCAAACAACATACTCAAATCCATATTTTCATGTAAATACAGGATCAGAGTCAGTTTTTAAAAAAACCAGAGTTTTCAGAACCAAAACTGTAACCACTACTGACGTTGGTGATTACGTATATGTTTCTGGAAGTGGACGTAAGTATCCAGCCTGGGTAGATGCAGATAGTCGCAATAACGGATATAATCAGAATGACTTAATAGAAAATCCAGTATATATGATTGAAGATATCTATAGAACTGAGCTTGGTTT